AAAAGCAGAGGGAGTCTGGCTGTGACAAAAAATGCAAATAAGTTTGCGGGTATATTTGAAGACGCGGAAACATACTACATACCTAAATTTAGGGACGCTCAGGATTCGCCAAAAAAAGAGGATGCTCCGCAACGAGCGCTCCCTGCGCATGATGAGCAAAAAGCTGAGGATTTTAATGCGGCCCGTTCAAAAATGATTTCAAGAACATTTGCTATAGACAAGCTTCTTGAAAAATACGAAGATACCCTAAGTGAAAAGCAGCTTGAAGAAATAGAAGATGCCCTAAATGATTTGAGGAAAAAAGTGCGTAAATTAAAAATGTCATCAATGGTGACTGATGTTTTTTATAAAACAGCCAATATTTTAACCAAAAACAATTTTGCTGATGGTGCAGGTGTTTTAAAAAGCATTGTGGACAACAAGCCTTTGTTAAAAAATGCGATTACTGAAGCCAAGTCAGAAGACCTAGAGGTACTTTTGGAAGATCTCTACAAGATTAGCGATACTCTTAAGCGACGTGATCTTGTACGCCAATTGGCCGAGGTTGATTTGGAGCTTTATAGTTTAAACATTGCAGGATTTTTCCCAGAGTTGACAGATGCCCAAGCAAAACTAATTGAGGCCTATGCTTACGCAAGCAACAAAGTCCAAGATGTCATTCCAAAACTTCGTAGTGGAATTACTCAAGGCGGCGGGATAAATTTTAATCTAGAAGAAGAAGGGGACGATTTGCCACCAGTTGCAATTCCTAAAAAAATGCCGGCGCCAGTTGAAAAGAGAGAAAAGAAGCGCGTGCCCACCGATGAATTTGCAAAGGAACTTGCAGAGCTTTCTAAAGCAATTGATAGTCCTCTCAAAGAGTAAAGATGAAAATCAAAAGTCTCCTAGACACACTTTCTGAAGTGGCCATAGAAAATGATTTGGGCACACCATATATTGTTGGTGGGATACCTAGGGATGTTTTATTGAAAACAGAAACAGTTTTCCATGATATTGATATTACAACTGGTCGAGATGACATTGACAAGCTAGCAGAAGCATTTGCTCAAAAAACTAATGGTAGTGGAAGAGGGTTGTCCGATCACAAACAAGTAATTATAGATGGCCTAAAATTCGACTTCTCAAGTAATTTTAAATATAAAAATATAAAAGATCTCATAAAAGCCAAAGAGTACACTGTTTCTGATGAGCTGGCCGAAGAGACATTTAGCCGTGATTTTACAGTCAACGCTTTGCTTTTAAGCCTCGACTTTAAACAAATTGTTGACGTAACGGGAAAAGGAATAGAGCATTTGGAAAATGGAATTCTTGCTTGCCCATTAGATTGCACGCTGTCTTTTAAAGAGTCTCCAAATAGAATTTTGCGAGCGTTTTATTATAAGGCGAAATTTGGTTTTAAGTTTGATGATTCTGTATCAAAAGCAATAAAAGATAATCTTGATTTGTTGAAAACCATAAACGCTAGATATGCTTCTGAAATGATAAACAGTATTGTTCGTGCAGATCCATCAATATTAGAAGAGTTAATTGAAATTGGTGCTTTGCAGAAAATTCCTTTGACAAAATACCTGACAAAGGTTCTTTTAAAAAATCGTAGAATCTTGGATGTGATATGAGCTTAATCAAAACAATGTTAGAATTAAAGATTCAATTGGCTGGTATGAAAAAGCATTTACTTTTGAATTGTCATTCGCTTACGGCGAAGCATGGATTAATGAACATAGTATCAAGCAAAGAAAGTGAGCTTGAAGCTATTGACGGCCTAATTTCTAAAGGGAAGTATAATACTGCACTAAAAGTTATTTCTAGTCATGTTTATCCAAGGAAAAAAGATTTTTTTCTTCGGCAAAACTATGATTACGGTGAGGGCTGGAATGCTGCATTGGACGAGTTTAGAGATGGAAAAATCAAAGATGTTGTTGAGTTATCGCGAAAGCTTAAACGGTGGCCAGAAGGGCAAGAAGAAAGCGTAAAGGATAGCAATGAAAAACGAATTGACACTTCTGTAAACAATCCAGATGAAAAAGAGAAAAAAAGACTTAATCGAGCGGCGCTTGAATTTACGAACAAGATTGCGGAAGACAGTCTTATTCCAACAGAATCATATTGCGGTAGCAAAAGAAATGAAAAATACTGGAGTCAGCTCAAAGACCTTGATGATGATGAGCATGATCAAGCAATAGAAGATTTCATAAAATATATAAAGGAAATCAAATGCTGAAACGTATTGCTATTATAAGAAAAGATACTGTTCGAGAGTGTCCTTTTGGTTTGCCAATTGTCACTGCCTGCCAAAATATTGGAGATGCCATTGGGCGTTTACAAGTGCTTGAAGAGGTTGAGAAGTCTAAGCGAGAGAAAGTAAGAAAAGCAAACTGGCGTGTATATTTGAATAGTAAAAATGGAGAACGCTGCCCATATGCTGATAAAATTGCAGAAGGCTTTGATTCTGTTCATTGCGATTATGGCGAGGGCGGCGAAGGGATAAGAGACGTGCCATTGCGGCCCAGTCCTTTCTATCCAAGAGTTTTTAGTGGGCTGGGACAGACGGGATTGTTCTCATTCCCTGTAAACTTCTATTGGGACAATAACCATGCTCAAAATTTATTTACCGGAATATATTCCATATACGCAGCTTCAGGAGAGGTAAATATACGAAAAGAAGCGATTTTACCAGATCCAATATTAGCAGGCCTAGTTAAAAATATAGCAATAAAAGAAGAATAGAATATAGCTTGTGGAGGAAACAAATGACTTTAAGAGTAGCAGATTTCGCTGAAGATTTTCAAATTAGCCAGAATGGAACAGAGTATGGTTTGTCTCAGCTTGCTGATGACGACAAGGAAGAGCTTGTTTTAGAACTTGAAGAGTTGGCTGATGAAGAGGCTCCTGACGAAGAAGTAGTCCTTTTAATGGACGAAGACACCATTTCTGATTTGCTGCCTGGAGCTAATGTGCCAATGATGCGCAAGGAAGAGATCGAAGATGCTCATGAGCCTGATTGGGAAAATGATAGAGACGCCACTTATTTTATTGTTTATCTTGAAGATCGCGTCAGCAAAGTCCCAGCTCATTCTGGAAACACAACCGTTGGGTGCGAAAAGGCCATATCCTATTTCCGTAGATTAGATAAGGAATTGTCTGATGCTGTTCGTGGAGATGAAGATAACAAAATCGACGAGCAAGCCGCAGAGTCCCTTAGAGATACAATATATGACTCTATCTCTCGCCTAGAAGATGCTCATGACCAGCTTATGGGCAAATATAAGAAAAAGGCAGCCTTGCGAGTTGGCAAAAAAGTTGTTGCTAGAATAAAAGACGGCACAGACATTCAATACTTTATCTCTGTTGGTTCTCTTAGTGGAGACGAAACACTGCTGCAAGTAGAAGTGGATGAGCCAACAAACAAGCAAGTTGCGCAATTTGTCGAAGGACAAAAGCTTCAAGGTGATTTCCAAAAAGAAGCAAGTGCGGGAGTTTATCTTTTTGAAGATCCATTTCTTCATAGTATTACCAGGCTTCTAATACAAGGTCACATTACTCATGGAAAAGATATGAATGAAATTTATGGCGAGCTTAAAACAAAATATGATTTTACTCCCCGTGAAGAATTAAGTATTCATGAACTATTGTATCAAAAGGGATTCCCACTAATTAAAGATTTTGCTCGGGTTGGAGAAGACAAGGTTCGTCCACAAGACAATCTAGGAACAACTCAAAGCGCAGAATATTATTCATAGGAGCTGCTAATGGCATGGAATGAAAAAAGTTTAAAAGAACTACATGAGTTGCTAATGCAACCATCTGTTCAAAGCATTTTGCAAAAAGCTCAAGGCGAAGATCGGCAAATTGTTGCCAGAAACTTGCGCAATGATGTTCAGGCAGATTGGCTAGATAGCTTTTTCAACCGCATGAGCCAAGAATCAACCGCTTCAAGAATAAACAAAGAAACCGGTAAGCCACATACTGTAGAAAGTATGGTTGAAGAGTACAAAGAGAAGATTGGTTTAAAATCCATTATTTCTCAACCAGCCGAAGAAAAGCTTACTAGCGTCGCCGACTTTGACATCCCCCTTTCTAAAAAGCAAGCTAACGACTTTTTAAAAAAAAAAGAGCTGACTGATTTAGATCGTTCTGCTGTTTGGGATGATATACTCCAACACATATCTGCTCATTTAAGCTCTCATAGAGGGTATGCTGATACACCAGCAATAGTCTATGAGCTAAGAGACACTTTTGGTCAGGGCTTAATTGAAGAGTTTGGCGACAAGCTAATTAAGGAAATAATTAAACAAAAGGGACAGTATGATGTGGGAGACGTTCATAGTCGTTTGCCCAAAGCTCCAACTGGTCAGCCGCAAAAAGTAGATCTTGGTATTCGTGAAGACAACGAAATGTTTAAAACCATGAAGGACTCAGTCTAGTTGGTAGAAATGCATGCAAAGACCCAAAAGACAACAGCGCAAAGTTGCAGGAGCATATTCTGAGCTTTTTGAAGATTTAAAGAAAAGCATTTCGCTTTTTGATCCAGTAGCATTTGCTGAAAATTATTTAAAACTAGATAGCGGTGACGCATTTGATATTTCCTCTGATGGATGGAAATACATGGCCGATCTTTATCGTTTTATTGCACTACAAGCAGACAATAAAAACGCAAAGCCAGTTGTTTTATTAAAAGGACGGCAGGTTGGCGCAACAACAATGGCATCCGTATTGTCGTTGTTTTTTACTGCATCTGGACACTTTGGCGGTGAATTAAACAAGCCACCCATGAAAGTAATTCATCTTTTTCCAACACTTGGGCATATGTCAAAATATGCAAAAGACAAGCTTGACCCAACCATAAGAAATTCAGAGAACAACTTTTTGGGACAACGAGCTTTGCGATTCGCCCCTGGTTTGGTTGGAAGTGTTCCCGAAGATACGCTTACAGAAAAATCATTTATTGGTGAAAATAAATTGCGGGTTGATTCTATTGGTAAAGATGCTGACCGGATTCGTGGTACAACACAGGACGTTCTACTAGGAGACGAAGTCCAGGACATGTCAAAGAAAGCCATTGAAAACGCTGTTCGTATTTTGCAGCACTCAAAGTATGGCGCCAAGGGTGTTGGAGTCCAGTTGTTTTTTGGAACTCCAAAGCAGTCTGGCTCTTATTTTTGGCAACTGTGGAATGACTCTGATCAAAGGTTTTACCAACTGCGCTGTACAAACTGCGAAGAGTATTTCTTTTTGTACACGCTTGAAGATGATTCTTGGTTAGAAACTTGGGTTAGTGGGCAAGAGGTAAAGTGCGAACACTGTGGTTTTCATCAAGATAAGAGCAAGGCAATCGGTGGGGGTAGATGGATTCCAACAGAAGTAAATAAAGAGGGTAAGCGCGTTCATGCCCCGCATCGTACTGGCAGAAGTGTTGGGTTCCATCACAATATCATGCTAAGTCCGTTATTCCCAAAAGAATATGTTTTAAAGTTTTTCCCAAAACTAAATCCAAACGCCAGTGATAGAGCTTGGAAAAACGAAGTTTTGGGAGACTTCCATAGAGGCGGTGGTTTACCATTGACCATGGATGACATTATTTTAAATGCACTTGATGAAGAGCGTGGAACTGCCAAGCAGATAAAAAATAATTCAGGCAGAACTGTTGTTCTTGGTATGGACTGGGGCGATAAAGATGACAGTGAAGAGGGCGAAGGCATAACAAGAGGAAAGTCTTTTACCACGGCAGTGATAGTGTCGGTTGATAAAACTGGTACGTATACTATTGAAAATGCATTTAGATTAAAAAAGAATGACATTATGTATAAGGTAGATGTTATTGATAAGTTGTTTAAAAACTATAGTATTCAAACTGCTGTTGCCGATTATATGTGGGGACAGGAAACTGTTCGATATATGCAATATGACATGAACTATAAAAATCGTTTCATTGGTTGCATAAACAGTGGAAATATAAATAAATTATTTTCTTATGACCCAAAGTATATTAGAGTTACCGTAAACAAAGATATGATGATCGATGAAATCTTTGGATTAATTAGGCGGGGGAAAATAAAGTTTCCTGCGAAGGGCTTGGCATTTGAGCAAATGCGGTGGATGATGGAACACTGCACTTCTATGGAAACAATAACTCGCACAAAGAACGATAACGTTGTAAAGAAATACATGAAAGGCGCGACGCCTAACGATGGGTTGATGGCCTTAATGTACGCTATAATTGGCTATAGGTTTTTGGCTACTGGTGGTTTTAAAACCCAAAGAGAATCTTTTATAGAGGGTGGCCAAGCGCCAATGCCGGTACTTTCTTATGCCCCGCACATTAAATATTAATTGGAGAAAACATGAGTCATAATAAATGGGGTAATGTAGACCCAGATCAAAATCGTAGTGGGCTAACAGATGAAACCTATTTTCAACATGTGCGAAGAAAAGGTGGAAATACTGTCCACACTCCACAAATTATAAATGGCAGTGGGCCATCCAATAGCCAAGCCTTTTATGCAAAAAGGGCAGATGAGCTAAGTGACCCATACTCTGCATTGAGTAGCAAAACTATAAACCAGATGTCTTCTACTCGCCAAGAGCAAATTCATGAAATTGCTAGTAGGCAACATATCGATCCTAGGGCAAATTTAGGCGGGGCGCATATCATCAAATCGAATCCACTGATCAAAGCGGCTGCCTTTAATAAAGAGGCTACTTTTGGTCAGAATTCTCCATTGAATATTGGTGGTGGTGGAGGAACAGTCCATATTGCCCCAGAACTATATTCTCCACTATTTTTAACACAAAACCTGCAACTTCCACGAGATCGAATTACAGCGAATGCTTGGAACAGAGCATTTTATGAAACAAATCCAATGGTAAGAAATGCCATAAATCTTCATGCAACTTATCCAATTAGCAAATTAAACATTAAGTGTGAAGATAAAAAGAAAGAACAGTTCTTTTCAGATATGGCTGAGAAGATGGATTTACTTACTGTTGTTCAACACGCTGCGTTGGAATTTTGGAAGTTGGGGGAG